CATGAACAAGAGTTATATTCATGGTTAATCAGCGATAATACTTCCGGTGCTGAGTATGTGCTTGCAATCAGAAATGATGATCCAGTTAAGCACTTGTGTTTTCAGACAATCCGATGTTCAAGCGATGTTGACAGCATATGGACAGGCGCTTTCGGCACATGGTCAACCGTGGGTGGCGGTACGCCGGTGTTAGCATATAACGCCAGGGCGGATTCTGGGAAGGCTGCTTTGGCAACTGCGTATATGACCGCCACAAACATCGCTGAATTGAGACCGTTATTGAAGACTTATGCTGCGGCAGATAAAGAGGTTGTTTTCCGGCCAGATGGTAAGGTTGTTCTTGGTTATCATGACGTACTATATATTCATAACAGTGCGGCATCGACGGCCTACCTGACAACGATGATTTGGGGATTCTACAAGGAATTGGATCACTAATGCTCAAGCATTTTCTCGCAGATAAAGCCGGGACTCCGGTTGAAGTCAACCAGGACTCCGGCGAGGATGTTGGCCTGGTGGTGGCTACCCGTGACCACAAGACATACACCCCGAAAGCTGCGTTCTTCACCAATGACACTTATGGTCGTGAGATGGCGCAAAACGCATCTTACGGTGTTGGTGGTCTACTGATCCATGATGGGACGGATACTGTGGCGTGGACGTTCAGTGAACCTACAGGGACCAAGTGGGTAGCCGATTCAACCGACAGAGCATATGCCGACACTAAGTCGCTAAAGTGTGATAACCCGGCTGTCAATGACGTTATACAGGTTATCAACAATGATGGACCCGGTAATGACATTGACATGACAGGGAATTACGTTGCTCTGACCATGTGGATTAATGTCGATAAAGATTGGAAAAACGGGGATTCAATGTCCGTTTACGCTCATGTGGGTGGGGCATTGGTTGGAAATGTAGTTTATCTTGAGGATTATTTCAACCCCAGCAATGAAGATGATTGGCAATACATTAACATCCCACTGGCTGACATGGGGATTGCCAGCAGCACCCTTGATGCTTTCAGGTTCAAATGCGAATCCAAGGAAGGGCCTAAAGCCCCCAAATTTTACATTGATGAACTAACCCTCCAAGCGTCAGGCGCACCAATTGATTATAAAATTGCACCTGCCAAAGGGACTTGGTTTCATATCAAGAGTTTTCAAACAACCTTTGTTGATGCGGTTAGCGCCGACAATGCCGATTCGACTATGATGCAACTATCCTATGATAAGATTTTGGCTATGGCGCCAGTTGCTGGGTTTGAGCGGAAACGGTATCAGGGGAACCCGGCTTCGCCATCCCATCGGTCACGGATGACAAACCTGATGGACATGCTGTCATCCCACAGCACAATAGTCACAAATCATGTCTCTGATGGCACAAATACGATGATAACATTGACTCAGACATTGCCGGAAAACATGATCGTTACACTTAAATCAGAGACCCTGGATAAGATCGTTTACAGTATTGAGGATGATTTTAGCCAGTTATTGTATTTCCGAGTTTCAGTTTGTGGATATGTGGAGACGCGATGAAAACAACAATAGTAACTCCTCCGAGTGCGCTCCCGGTTACTTTAACCGAGGTCAAGGAACACCTACGCATTGAGTCCACCTTCACCACGGACGATGCCTATATCCGATCCCTGATCCACATGGCGACCCTCCAAGCTGAGGATATCACCCGCCGGAAGCTGGTCACGCAAACCTGGAAAGTGTTTTACGATGACTGGCCATGCCGGTGGGAACTGCCATACGGGAATCTGCAATCCGTAACCCACGTCAAATACACGGACTCAGGGGATACGGTTAATACGGACTTCGATGAGGATGATGAGTTCACGGTTGACACGGACTCCGACCCTGGACGGATTGTGCTGAAATACGGGGAGACATTCCCCGGTGCTTCGCTGGCCGAGATGAACCCCATTGAAGTCCAGTTTGTTTGCGGGTATGGATCGCACACGTCTCAGACAATTACCGGCGCCACAAATGCCTCCCCCATCGTCGTGACGGTTGCAGGTCATGGGTATTCCACGAACGACGATATATTAGTTGAAGACGTCGAGGGGAATACCAATGCCAACGGACGGTGGATCATTACTGTGGTGGATGTCAATTCATTCTCATTAAATGGATCATCTGGGAATGAGGATTACACGAGCGGTGCATCCATTGCGACGGTATCAAATACGGACGTTGATACAGGGACAGAAACCATTGACACCTTTGCAGATACTCTAGCCGACGGCGCCTATTGGGATTATGTGGTGAAGAAGGGCGCTAATCTCCGGGCTGGCCGGGTAACGGCTACCTGGGATGCCGGCACAGATGCGGTTGCTTATAAAGACTACGCCACCGGGGATTCGGATGAGGACGGAGTGGTGTTCGGGGATACCGTGAGTCAGGTCGGGAGCACTGCGGGGGTTGTGTTCTCCGTTGATATCAATTCCGACATGGTGCGGTTAAGGTGCACGGTTCCGTCGGATGATTGGAGTGTAACAGGGACACGGAAGCTCATAACGGCGGCTTCTGAGACTTACACATCAGGTGGAACGTCAACCATCATCACCGTGCCGGAACCCATTCGTCACGCCATAAAGATGATGGTTAGTGAAGCATACGAGAACCGGGAAGAGACTGTTATTGGTGTGACTGTGAACAAAATCAAGGACGCAATCATTAACCTGCTATGGAGCCATAGGCTGTTTGGATTTTGATATGAGATCGGGAACATTACGGCATGTGATAGACATTCAGGATGCTACGATGGTGAGTGACGGAATGGGGGGATACACCAGCACATATTCAGACACCTATTCTAATTTAAGAGCCTCCATTTGGCCACTGAGCGCATCTGAGCGTATCAGCAATGACAAGATAGAGCTATCCATCACGCACAGAATCCGCACCCGATATCGAAGTGGGATTATGGCTGATATGAGAGTCAAGCACGGATCTGATTATTACAACATCAAATCAATTATCAACCCCGAAATGCGAAATATCATGCTTGAAATGCTGTGTGAGGAAATAGACGGTGGAAGCTAGATGGTGCAATCTCAATGAAGTCATCGACGATATCCAAGTTCCGCTTGATAAAGTATGCGAACGCGGTGCTGAGATGATCGCTAGGGATGCGCGGGTTAGGGTGCCTGTGGGTGATACTGGATGGGTATCCGCGGGAAGATCGGGTGGAAGCATTGCGAACTCACATTTGAGAGATCAGATTGATGTAAGAACCAGCAAGTTCAAGGATGGTGGTTGGATTGTAGCGGCGCAGGGAACCGGAAACTATGACAAGTTTTATGCATCCTTTGTGGAATTCGGAACCCACAAAATGAAGGCTCAGAAGTACATGCGCCCGGCGATCAAACGGAACCGTCCCAAGATACAGCGGCTTTGGCAGGAGAGTTTAGATAGATGAGCAATCCATTACTTACAGGCATATTCACGAAATTCAACGTGGCAAATGATTTCAAGACAGCCATCGGATCACGCCTTTACACGAGATTTGCTCCTCAAAATACGCCTTTCCCGTATGCCGTATTGGATATTGTAACCGGAATTGGGGATTGGAATTTCACACAGGAGTTTGATGACGTTGATATTCAGTTTAACATCTACTCTCAAAGCACATCTGAAACCGAAATAGGCAATCTCTTAACGTATCTCAGAGCACTTTATGACGATGCGGCTTTGACAGTTGCCGGATACACACACCTTTTCATGCAATACAGTCAATACTGGTCATTGTCTAACCCGGACGAAAATATCCGACAATATACCGTCCAATACAATATTCTATTACAATCATAAAACGGGAGGGGGCTATGGGAGAGCCTTTTTTGACGTTCGTGTTCCGGTGTACCACACGGCCTGCCGGAATTCACAAAGCGCTCAGTTCTTTGAAAAAACAAACCGACCAGGATTTCCAGACCCTTTGTTTAATTGACGATGTAGGGAGGGGGATACCGTGGGCGAATAAGAATCTGAAGCACACAAAACAGCATGTCAGGGGGAAGTTCGTTTACATGTTGGAAGATGACGACGATTTTCTGCATGATGATTTCATTAAGGATCTGAAGAAGATCGTCAGCGATCATGCTCCTGAAGTCATTATGTGCAGAGCGTTGATTGAGGGCAAGCTATACCCCACCCCTTTAGTATGGCAGAACAAGCCGATCATAAGCCAAATCGGGACACCCTGTTTTGTTGTTTCGAATGAGGTCTACCAGCAGCACGTCCATGCGGAGGATGTTCAGAAGTGCGGGGATTACCACTTCCTTTCTGATGTGTGGCCTATGAAATACCCGACGTACTGGTGGGACCAGGTGGTGAACTCATCGACCCATGCAAGGGGGCAGAGGGCAAAGACAGCGGACATAGCGGGGATACTTGATGCGTTTAACATACCGGAAAAAGATCGGATATGGGGGCAAGATCACATCATTTTTGACCTGGACGACTTTCACGAAACCAATCACCACCTGCCGCTTTTGCGTGAACTATATGAGACAATCCCAGGCTTCAAGGTTAATCTCTTCACGATCTTGGGCCGCTGTTCGCGGGATTGGTTAGAGCATTTGAAGGGATTGGCTGAGTGGGCGGACATTATCCCTCATGGCTGGCGGCATGAGGACAACTTCGAGTGCGCTGAATGGACAAAGGATGATGGGTTAAGGTTCCTGGACAAGATCGAACCCTGGGGGTTCACACATGGTTGGAAATCACCGGGATGGCAGACCTCACCGGGGCTATACCAGGCACTGAAGGAACGGGGATACTGGATTGCCGAAAACCACAGTAGCAAAGGGAAAGTCCAGAAGGGTGTGAAAATGTATTTGTTGGATAATTCATCAGTACACGGACGCATAAGTGATGTGTGCGGTAACGGCTTGGTGGAGAAGTGGGATGAGTATAAATTCATGAAGGGAAATTTCAGATTCATTCGGGAGTTTATCTGATGATAAAATTATCTATCACACATGACCTGCACGACATCACATGCCCACACTGCGGTGCTCAGTTTGTTGTTTTCAATGCGATAGACACGGAATCAGATCAGGTGTTGATTGAGTGTGCCGTGTGCCATTGTCCGATGTGCGGAAAATATACCGGGGATGAAAAGTGAAAAGGACCGCCATTATCACTCCGGCATTCAACCGACTAGAATACCTAACTCGTTGTGTAAATTCAGTTCGGCAAAATACGCATTTCCCATATGAACATATCATAGTCAACAACAATTCGACTGATGGGACTAAGGAATGGCTTGATTGGGTCACATCCAAATCGAGCGATTATTTCTCAAAAGTCAAACCGTTGCACTTACCGGAGAACCTCGGAGGGTGGGGTGGTATTATTGCCGGAGCGAAGATAGCCGATAATCCCGATTACATCGTCCAGCTTGATAACGATATGGAGGTGCCGCACCTCTGGTTGTCAACCATGATCGAGGTGCTGGAACGGGAAGAGAATGTCGGGGTTGTGTCCTTGAAGCGCGGGGGAGTCCGGCAGGTATTAACACCAATAAACGTAAAGACCGTCCCAACGATTTCAGGGGAACACGAGATTGGCGATATTACGGTCAGCGTGGGGATGTTCGTAACCCGTGCAAGTGATTTCTTTGAATATGCGGAGAAGGTGCCGAAGGGATATTTTTTTGCAGGCGCAGTGGGGAAGCGGTGTATCAAGATCAATGGCATGGTTTGCCAGCAGATTGAGGGGTGGGACGGAGAGAGATACTTGCAACAGGAGAAATATTTGAAGCCAGATATTACGGGAGAATAAAATGGGAGCTTTTACTTTAAAGTTGTATGTTGAAAATGAATTTGTTGATGTTGGCTCGCGGACCGTGCATGTTGCGAGGTTGGAAAAATTATATGATAGTGGTGTTGGGGTTGTGCGTGATGAATTGGATAAGGTGTTTCTTGACCCACTCAAAACAGCATCCCCGAAAATAGAGGGATTCATTAAGTCGATCAGTATATCTCATGCAGATTTTGAGACTATGTGTTTAGAACTCGACATGGTTTCTGACTGTGAACCGCATGAATGTGAAAGTCAGGTTCTTGCGTTTATAGCCGAAAAGCTAAAGTGACATTTATTCGGGAGAATAAAATGGGAGAGAAAATCAGTATCACCATTCCGGTGATCAGACCGGAGAAAGCGAAGCGGTGCATCGCATCAATTTACAAAAATGGGGGGTTGCCGGATAGTCAGTTTGAGATTGTAACTGAAGAGGACCACGAACGGATCGGCGCACCCAAGATGATCCAAAAATTGGTGGCCAAAGCGAAACATGAAATCGTGGTGTTTCTTGGTGATGATACCACAGTTGAACCGGACTGTCTGAAGAACGCACTCGATGCCATGCAGACCTTCCCGGATAACTGGGGAATGATTGGGTTAAACGATCAGCACCACGACGGAACTGATGTGGCCACCCATTGGATGGTGCACAAAAAGCTCCTGCCGTTTCTGGACGGGACTTTTTTCCACACAGGTTATAAGCACACCCGTTGCGATGTGGAACTCACAGAACGATGTATCGAACTTGGCCGGTATATCCACTGTCCCATCGCAACGATTACCCACCACCACCCACACACGGACAGGGCGCTGATGGATAAGGACTACACGCGGGTGTATGATCGGGAAATGGTGGTGCCGGATCAGCGGCTCTACCGGCAAAGGAAACTTGACCGGGTAGGGCCGACCCTGGCCATCGCGTTCCCCTTGATTAACGATAATGTCAGTGTTCAGTTTATGGTCAGCTTTCTGGCAATGGAAAAGCCGGATTTTACCCTGCTTATGCCGCGTTTCTCAGTCGGACGCATGGCGACCAACATTGCCGGAATTCGGAACGATCTTATCAGCCAGTCGATGGGTATGTACGGGTCATATTCCCATGTATTGATGCTGGACACGGATCAGCTATACCCACCGGATACTGTCACGAAGATGCTGCAACATGCGGTGGACGGATATAAGATGGTGGGTACTCCGGTTCATAGGAGTTGGCCACCCTTCGATCCTCTGCTTTATCGCGGCAAGCTGGGCAAGTATCAGCACGTCCCGGATAAGGAATGTTATTCCGGTGACATGATAGAAGTGGATGCGACAGGCTGCGGGGCAGTCATGTATTCGACTGATATCTTCCTCGACATCCCGACTCCGTGGTACGAGATCCGCAAAGGCATTGATGGCAAGACGGTCGGAGAAGACATCGGTCTTTGTTGGAAGGTCCGCAATGCCGGGTATCAAATATATGTTGATACGTCCATGGAGATCGGCCATCTGGTCACATACGAGGTGAAGCGCGAAACGTATGAGCTATACAAGAAGCTAAACCGCATGGGATATCATGAGGCTACTGAGTGTTACACGGATTATGATGAACAGGATCAAGATTCGTTGTTTCTACCGGGGAGTGAACACTAATGAAAAACGACACGCCGTTTATGGAAACCATGAAGGTCATTAAGGAGTTTCTGGTGACTGGCAAGGTCGGCAATATAGTTGTAAACTGCTTTAAAGGTGGCATCTCCACAGTCAATGTGAATGAGACCATAAAGTGGGACAAAATTAAGAAAAAATAAACAACTGGGATACTCCTGAATCGGAAGCCCTCTTTAAGCCTGAGTCTATAAGGACTTGGGTTTTTTTATGTCCAAAGGAGGGCAAAATGGCAACAAAAATAGGTAAAGATTGTAAAGTCGCTATAGGCGCGAACTCAGTAGTAGGCATGGGAACCTGGAGCCTCAGCGGAATTACCTCAGATTCGCTTGAAGACACCGAGTTCGGCGATCAATGGAAGACATTCAAGTTCGGTATCAAGGACGGTGGGCAGATAACTTTTTCAGGTCTGTTCGACCCCGCCGATACCACAGGTCAGGATGTACTGAAATCCGCGAACCTCGACAACACGAACATTACAACCCTGCGCTTGTATATAGACAACACGTCCTATTACGAGCCCTGCCAGACCACATCCTGGTGGACTGCTTCAGATTCCACCAACAATGAGACTTTCCCGTCTCATGTCAATGTAACCAGCTACGACATTTCAGCGGACAAGTCTGGCCTGATGCAAACGTCTTTCACTTGCAAAGTGAGCGGCTGCATGGTCATGGTCTAAACACTCAAACTCTTGACGCCCCGGACGTAATCCGGGATCGGAGGATTTTCAATGCCAGTTTTTAACGCAAAAGATCCAAACCCACCGGCGAAGTTTTATTTTGATGATGAGAAACCGGAGGATGGCCACATCTTAATCCGCACTATACCGGCTGCGGATATGGAGAAAATCAACAAGCGAACATCAAAAAAGAAGCCACCCGAATACCGGCGTGGCGTGAGATACATCGTCCCAGATGAAGTGAATGAGAAATTGCGCTCGGAGCTTCTCTGGGACGCTATTATAGTTTCATGGGAAGGTGTTATTGATGAGAAGGGGAAGAAAATCCCCATCACGACTGCGAACAAAGTGAAATTCATGCAGGAATGGCCGGGGTTTGCCATCCTGGTTTCGGAAGGATTAGAGCAGTTGACCACGGACAATCAGACGATCAGGAATGACGAAGTAAAAAACTCATAGAACTCGCAACCAGAGTGAAAGAAAAGCCTAGCTGCGAGTCATGCCGTAAGATGTATGAAAACAAAGGGGAACTACCGGATTGTGAAGCATGTGTCCCCCCATTGATGCCGAATAATGAGGACGCTTGGAGAGTATATCAAGCAACGCAAAATCAGTTAATCATGGGGTTCGGTGGACCGATTAGCATTAACCAGGTGGCGGTATGGCAGTACTTGGAAAAGTATAATGATGAATTTTCAACTCCAGTAAACGCCATTTTTGAAAAGGTGTGTGCTGTTTCCGCGAGTTCAATATCAGACATGAATGAAGAGTCAAGACTTGAAAACGAAGCTAACAAGGTGAAATGATGGCAGGATTAAACGCGGGCACTGTGTATGCCTCAGTACGGGCAGACACAAAAAAACTCAAAACCGATCTTTTAACGGCGCAACAAAGAGTTGAACGTGCTGGGAAGAAGATTGAAACAACGCTTAAAAAGTCTTTTGCCGTTATGGGTGTTGCTGCTGCTGCGGGTGCTGCCGTTGCCATCTATCAGATGCAGAAGGTAGGCAGAGAAGCCATTGCCCTTGCCAAGATTCAAGAGGATGCCGAAAAACGCCTTGAAACGGTCATTAAGGCCACGGGCCAAGCTGCTGGGTATAACATTGACCAGTTAAAAAATATGGCATCAGCGATGCAGCAAGTAACGACCGTTGGCGATGAGGTCATTTTGGGTGGGATGGCCATCCTCGCCACATTTAAGAATGTTAGAGAAGAAGCCTTCGAACGGACTACAAAGGTGGCTTTGGATATGTCTGAGGTTATGGGTCAGGATTTGAAAAGCTCTATGGTTATGATCGCCAAAGCTATGAATGACCCCATTGCTAATCTTTCTGCCATGAGCAGGGCCGGGGTACAGTTTACCAAAGATCAAAAGGATATGGTCAAGCAGTTGTGGGAATCCGGAAAGCAAATGGAGGCCCAGAACGTCATATTGAAGGAAATGGAAAGTCAGTTCGGTGGCGTATCGGAGGCCATGAGAAATACATTCTCCGGTGCTACGAAGGCGGCAGCGAACGCTTTGGGAGATGTCAAAGAAGAGATCGGTTTTATCATTACGAAAAATCAGGTGTTTGTGGAGTTACTATTAAACCTTGAAAAAGTGTTTATCTCTTGGGGTGATGCGATAAAAGACAACAAAGTCGCGCTTATGGATTTTGCTAAAAACGGAATTGTCGCTTTTGCATCTGGCATGGAGACAGCAATCCTTGCCATTGGGTTCCTTATTGAAAAGATGCGCACGGTTTCAATGGTGTGGCTTACAACTAAGAAGGCATTCTTGTCCATCGAAATACAAGCACAAAAGATCAAATTGTGGGCGAATCAGGGCGAGGTGTCAGAGAAAAAGATTCGGATGGAGTTAGTAGCGACTACGAGTGCTTACAATGATGTTGTCCAAGCCTTAGCAGCTACCACAGAAGCCAACGCAAATACGAATGATGCTGTGTTTAAACTTCACGCAGCACTTGGCACTCTCAAACAGAGTTTGATAGAAACCAAGGCGGTTATCACGGACCATGACGATCCATGGTTAGGCTTTAGTGGGCTTTTTGACGCGCTTGAAGAAACAGGGGGAGGGGTAGTCGATGTCGGTGATAAGATCAAGAAGCTGACTAAGAATGAGTTGAAACAACTTGAAAAGGCCCTTGAAAAAATACGAAAAAAGGCATTAGAAGCCATATCTGAGATGTCACATATAGACCCCGGCGATGATTACTTCGGGTTGTGGATGATTGATACGCCACTTGACCAGTTTGTCCAAAAAGTAAAAGCCGCGAATGATGCAGTAGAAATCGACACAAAGCAAACCACAGACATGACCTATGATCTTTGGATGCGGGCCATGAACCGGGTTGAAGATGGTATCGCAGATGTTTTTGAGGATGTATTTACAGGGCAATTTGATTCAATCGAGGATGCATTCGACGACATGTTAGACGCCATGTTGCGTATGCTTGCTGAATGGGCGGCAGCGGCGGCGATGTTTGACATTTTCGGAGTTGGGGACGGTAACGCCTCTTTCTCCGGGCTATTTAGTGGTGGCTCATCCTCGGGGGTTGGCGTCAGTGGGGGTGCTGGTGGGTCCGGTTGGACGGATTATCTGGGGAGCATTTTATCCGTCGGTTCCAAAGGATACGAGCTTTACACAGGTAAGAGTCTCATAGGGCAGGTGTATAACTTCGCGGCTGAGACGCTTGCTGCCATGCTGTCATCGGGTGCCGGCACACTCGGTAGTACGGCGATTGGGTCGGCAGGACACCTTGCCGGGATGGGGTTAGGTGGTGCGGGTGGGTCCGGAATTGCTGGATCTGCCGGGGTTGGTGCTGGTTCTGGTGCCGGGGCTATGTCCGGGGCAGCAGTGGGTGGCATTGCGGCAGCTGCTATTGCTGCAATCATTGGACTGGGGTTGGTGTTTCGAAATAATTTTATGAAGGGGGGTGCCACGACATTAAACACGGGCACACATATAACTCCGGGTCAGGACGGTAGTTTCCTTCAGGGGGAAATGTTCGACGGTTGGGTAAATAACGGTGAATGGACAAACCCGGAGGAAACCGCAAATGAGTTAGCGGTTGAAATAGGCAAATCAATCGAGATGTATAATGTTCTTTTTGCCAATCTGTCCGAAGCATCTCAGGAAGCGATTAAGACTGCTTTGGGGGACATGGATCAGTTGATGCTTACAGTGTCCCAGGAAGCGTCTGACGGTGCACCTATTGAAGCGTTTTTCACTCAAGGGTCAGCCGGAACGATTACAGACGACGAATGGAGTCGAGTAGAGAGTTTGTTTGATAATCGATATATCGAATACACCGACTCGTTTATAAACGCCCTACCTAGCGATCTTAATACGGAACAGCGGGACGCACTTGAGTCAGCGGTGAAAGCGGGGACTCTAACAGGCAAAGCGTTAGCGGATATCATAGGAGTCACTTATAGCGAATTGCTGGCAGCATTCGAAGGTGAATATATCAGTGCGGAAAAAGAGATCCAATATATCATTAACACCATTGGGCAGCTCCTCTCTGGTGGCAGTGCACCGATTGGGGACGGGATTTATAATACGATCCCGGAAGCGTTCAAGTCTGTTTTTGGAGAGGCATTTTCAGGTTATATAGCGGAGGCATTAGGCAACATTAAGCAGATGCCGATCTTTGACCTTATGACCCAGGAGATCAAAGATATTTTTGATCCTACCGGGTGGTCCACTGATATTACTGCGTTCACCAACTCATTCAACAAAGGGGTGGACAGTCTGAATTTAGCCACAGTCGCGTACGAAAAATTCCAGGTTTTAATGGGGGAAACCACTGCCGAATTTACCGTATTTGATAAAGCGATGCAGATGGCGACTACCGCAACTGCGGCGCACATCAGTGCATTGGAAGCGCTTGGGGAAGAAGTATCTGAAGAAGAAATTACTGCTATTGCGGTTTCTTGGGGTAAATATTTCACCGGGCTGGCGGGTGATCTTGATGCGTTAGCTTCCCCTGTGACCTTGCTTGACGAGGGGGTTGCGTCACTAACTGCACAGTTTGAATTGACATGGAAAGATATGGTTGATGCCGGGATTGATGTGGAGAAGCTCGGGGATAAAACGGAACTGTTAAGCCAGGCAATACAGAATTTGACCGAAGTTATGCAGGCTGAGGTATGGGATAATATTAATACCACTGTCAAGGCGCTTAACTCTGAAGTTGGAACTACTGAGGGGACAGTCAGTGCGCTTATTTCGACCTTCTATGACATGTGGCAGGCGTTGGTGCAGGTCAACGCGGCATCGGAGGATTTCGTTGCACTACAGGAAATGGCGCTTGAGACTATGAAGTATCAGATGGGCCTTGGGGATGGTTTTGACCGTAAAGCTCAAATAGATGAAAGGTATGGGGGATATGACCTATCTTATCAGGAGATGATTGATGCTTTTGCGGAGATGGATTTGAGTGAACTTAAGACAGTTGCTGAGGCATTGGGTATTAATTGGTGGGATATAGCGCAAGATATCGGTTGGCTTGTGGATAACATCGATGATGCTGGTGAAGTTGCAAAAGACGCCACTTGGCGGTTTCGGGGGTTGGCGGATTCCATCTTGGAGCTCGTACAATCCATTCAAGAGCAGATTGACAAAACATTATACATCTCCGGGGGCGGGAGTGACACCGCTTATTATTATGGGAAGATACTCAGCGCCAAGAGTGATGTTGAGGATTTAATTGCGGCGGCTGATTTTGAAGGGGCGATGGAGAAGCTCTACCAGGGCGCGTCATATGTGCAATCCTGGTATAATGCGGCGGTTGCAGAGGCAACTAAGATAGCGCAGGACAAGGCGAATTCCGATCGCGAGGATTTGAACGGTCAGCGGGAAGCCCTAAACGAACAACTAACCGTTGCGCGGGCATTCGCCGGTTTGGTCGATCAGATCGAAAGCACTATCCAATCAATCAAATACAGTACCCTGAATGTCAGTCTGCCCCAGGAAAAAGCAGCGCAGGCACAGGGGGACTATGAGGCGCTTAAAGCCGCTGCGTTGGCCTCGGGGGATGTGGATGATTATCAGAAGTTTGTTTCATTTGCATCCACATATTTGGACCAGCAACAAGCGGATCTCAAATCGTCACAAGCATACCAGAATAAATATGCAATGGTTATGTCTGATCTTGAGGCGGCGAAGGGGGTAGCTGAGGCACAAAGTTACGATGAGGCTATCCTTGCCGAGCTGGAGGCCATTGAAGACGCCATAAGCAACATTGAAGTCAATGTGGACCTAACGGCCATTAACGATGAGTTTGCCATTCTCAGCGCAGGGATAAACGCATATATTGATCGGATCAGATCCCTCGATATAATCCTCACTATCGACTGGGCCGAGTTTGACGGGGATGCGAATGATGTCCTGACAATGCTGAAAGCAGTTATTGACACTTACGGAACTGGTAGTGATATCACAATTGATTTCATTTTGGATCTTATGGATGCTGCTAATGTGCCGATAGCGAATGTGGCATACTGGTTGGGTGAGAATGGTATAGGGCTAACCGATCTGGAAATTGCAGACATTACGGCGAAACTAATAATGGAACTGTATCCTGATGAGTTATCCGAAATACCCCTTAGTGATCTTGATGCTTGGCTAACGGATATGGGGCTTGATGTTGAAACAATCCCGGACATTACGTCCAAGTTAATAATGGAAATGTACAAGGATGAGTTGTCCGCCATTCCCATATCCGACATGGCGGCTTATCTGGTAGACATCGGGGTAACCGATGCTCAGATCCCGGACATTATGGCCAAGATGATAATGGAGCTGTACCCAGACGAAACATCTGCTCTCCCTATAGACGACATTGACGCTTACCTCACCGGCCTCGGGATAACCGATGCCGCACTAACCCGCTCACTGACTGTTAATTTACTCTACCAATTCGCTGTCAGCGGAGACTACAGCATTGAAGACATTGCGAATTGGGCACATGCCAAAGTCGCACTTGCGCTTGTAGCTGATGAAGCGACCAAGAAAACTATCTTAGAACAGGTAATTCAATTAGGTACTCTTTTTGGTGTGGAGAATTCATACAATTTGGGTTCCCGCATTGCCGAGTATGGAACAAACGATACCCTCAGCACTCCGGCAGAATGGGCCATTGGTGGGCAGGCATTTGAAAATTTAGTTCGCTCAGTTGGACTTAGCTATGAAATGGGAGGGATGGCGTATGGGCCTGAAAGCGGATATTTGGCGACATTGCATGGCGATGAGTTAATTGTTTCCCCGAAATCGTCCTACCCAGCAACGGTTATTCCAAACGGCGGGTCCACGCAGAAAGGAGCTATCAACCTAACCGTTCAAATTGCCGGTCGTGAGTTTGAAGGCGAAGTCAAGGCTTGGGCCGATGACGTGGTGGTCATGCGGAACAAACGAGGCAGATCCGACGACACGCGGAGATACTACTGATGGCTATCCTCGTTGAACTAAATCCCAGCGCGGCAGTCACATGGTCCGATGGTGACGGTGATGTTGTCTGGCAGGGCTATGGTGAGACATACGTCCGGGATGTGGACGATGCCGGGACGCTACACTTGTCAATGGACGGCCAAGCGTTTGATCATTACTGGGATGCTGAGATAATCAGTTTCTCAGCACCAAGCTACGAAACAGCCACGAACCATGGCGGGTTTGTACGAATGAGTTTCGGGAGTATTGCTTTCTCCCCTGATGCGTTTTCAAGTTCATGGCCACCACCAAAGTACGCCGAAGTCAATGTGTACTGGACAGCAACCACTGAGGATGCGGCAATCAAAATATTCGAAGGTAACATCTATCTTGAAAGCTACGATACAACGAGTGTATCCTATTCGTTTTATGCGCCGACATACGCGCAGGAGTTGCTTGATGAAGTGACCGACTACAACGGAGACACGGTCGCTACCCCGAGAGCCTTCGGATCAGTCACACATGTCAACCCCACACGTTTACCGGATGACGGGGGTAGCCGGCCCACCTATCACTTGGGGGGATTGGGAATCGGGACGAATGCAAAGACCGTTGAAAGCTTCACCAGATCATCCACAAAAACCAAAGTGACCTGCACAGCGGCACACGGTTGGAGTAATGGGGCGTCCATAACAATAAATGGATCTGTCAACTTTAATGGGGCGTGGACGATTGAGTCGGTATCCGGCGCTGATTTCGTAATTGATACGTCATTTCCTACCGACAATTCCGAGACTCTTCCCATACGTGCCAGCGCGTTCACTCAAGGCTCATTCGCCGTATATGACGATGGTGTACCTATTCAATCCAATGTAATCACCAATGGTGATGGTACGTTTTCGCTCAAAGATTCGCCCGTCGGTGAGGTCACCATATCAGGGACGGGTGCAGATACGACATTAACCAACATTATGGATTGGGGAACCACACAGCTGGGGATTAATACCTATGACGATTCGGGGGACCGTGCGCCCTCTCCGGACGTCAGCCACTGGGCAACCAGTCAGATGCCACTAATTGATTTCCTATCCGATGTGTGTGCCTTCTTTACCCATTATTTTTATATCAAAGCCGATCAATTATACCTTTGCGACATGTTGCTCGACAACGGGACAGACTCCCTGGATGAGTTTGAGTATTTCACCGCTTCATATTCCGCTGCCGATGCCACGAAACAGGTCACAGCGACGTGGACGAACCGAGAGGCATATGTGGGGTTCCTGGACGATGAGGTTACGACTGCGAGGTACATCAAAGACTACCCGCAGGAGGTTGTGGTCTCTAATTCTGATCTTCCATGGGGGACGGAAATCACAGTGACCCCATACCACGATACAATATCTAATGTGGATACAGCAATTGACAATATCCTGATTGTGCTAAACAAAAATACTGCGAGTGTCGACCTGCCTATCGGAACAAACCTACCAGATCCGGGAAAAAAGATCACGTTCACGGACACGCAAATGCAGGCGGACATGTCAACATATATCTGGGCGCGGCGGTTACAGTTTGATCTGGTAAATGATGTCGTGGGAGTATCAGGCGAGGGGGTAATCGCATAATGGCTGTAATACATCTTGGAACTGCAACCACACTAGCGAAAATTGGTCAGGCAACCATTAGTAATGGTGATGTTGCTTACATTTGGCTCAATAGTTACACCCGTAAAATGATCTATGACAGTTCCTCCACTGAAGCCGAGAATACAACCGACCACCCGTATTATATAAGACCGGATGACTATGCTGTGGGGGTTTGGGTTGAGGATGTCGGAGCGGATCAACCAGCAGTATGGAGTGCGGATCAGATAATAACCGGAACTTTGACATCCATAAATTGGGGAGCCTCTGCGGGTAGCGAATATGACCTTGACAATGCGAAGTTCAGATTAGGCGGTTCGACCAGCAATGACGTTATTTCCATGGATGCCGATGATGCCACCTACAGGCTTGCCATCGGCCACGCGACTTATGGCTCGGCACCCTTTCGGGTCACGAAGGAGGGCGTACTGACGGCAACGGGGGCAACAATCACCGGAGAGATTACAGCCACAACGGGGGTTATCGGGGGATGGACTGTTCTTTCAACTGAGTTGCACAATACAAACTTATGGCTTGACGCTACGGACAAGCAAATCGCCATCAATAGTCAAACATTCGGGAATGACGGGATTCAATTAGACTACAACGCTGGGAATCCAAGGGCGTATGTGGGCGATGGTAGCGACGCGTATTTGAACTTTGATGGGACAAAAATAACGTGGAAGGCGGCGAATTCTGAGCTTGACGCGAGCGGGAATTTGATTGCCACCAGCGCTACGTTATCGGGTGCTATTACAGCGACCTCCGGTGCTATTGGGGGATGGGATGTTATCAGTGGTTATTTGTATAGTCTGGTTTCGGGAACACCATCATCAAGTCCATCTGATGGTATTGTTTTAAAGTCTGGGGCTGACGCTGCTGCTATTATCTATGAGAATGCGGAAAAGCGAATTGAGATCGGCTCATTATCTTCCGGGGTGTACGGCATGAAAGTCTATGCCGACAACGGGTCTGATGTCATTTTTGAAGCGTCAGATACACAAATCATACTTGCTGGGTTCACCCCAGATACCTCCGAAGGCTTTTACGCTGGAACAGGAGCAACCAGGGTCCAAATGAAAGCGGGTGAGGGAATATGGACTGGTGCAACCGCTTTCGGTTCCGCTCCCTTTAGAGTGTCAAACGCAGGGGCGCTGGTTGCGACATCGGCAACGATTACGGGAGCGATCACAGCCACCTCTGGCAGTATAACGGGGGATATGGTTGTTTCGGGAGCAGTGTATTCTACCGGGAAAACAACTTATGCTGATACGGACGCCGGGTTTTGGCTGGGGAATGATAGCGGGACATACAAGTTTAATATTGGGGATGCCAGTTCATTTATAAAGTGGTCGGGGGCGGCACTATCTATACAGATGGCTGCTGGTGAAACATTTGATCTATACGGTGGTATGAATGTTTATGCGGGTGGGGATATTACTTTTACAAGTAGCGATTCTAACCCTGGATTGCTTAAATTTGGGACTTATTTCAATATAGGAGCTGCCGCTGACAAAGCTTTGGGGTTGTGCATTTGGCCAACCACAGCAGATGATAGATATTTTTGGGTGGGCTATGATCCAATAAATACAACTATTAAAGAATTTGATTATGTAGCAATTTTTGCCAGTGAAGATGGTGCTCTAATGCGTGCAGGCACAAATCTTTCTACTAATTATGCAGAATTGCTGGTGAATAGAGGCGTCAGTGGGTTGCATGAAGCCTCTATGTATTCCAGAGATGCAGCAAATCAGGCTTGGGTTACTTTGAATTCAGATGGCGATTTTTACCCCCAATTAGGCACTTGTTCGCTTGGAAAATCCGGAACTCCTTGGACCAATTTTTTCCTGACTGGGTACCAGGAAGTCACGGACGATTTCTGGCTCGGCCTCGGTGCTGAAAAGGGGAGGTTTATTTTCCGGGATGAGACGGTTGATGAAATTTCCGTTTCAGCTGCCGGTTTTGGAGGCGCTGAACTTTCAGCAGATCCGGCTAATCCTGCCGAGGGCGCTTGGATCATGTGGATGTCAGATGGTACGGGCGCGGGGGATGACGGGGATATAATGATGAAAATAACCGCAGGCGGTTCAACCAAGACAGCGACTTTGGTTGATTTTTCAGGGATATAGGGAGAACATAATGGAAGAGAAAAAGATACCAATTGAACAGGTACTACAGGCTCAATTTGCTAAAGTTGGGCAGTTGACTTTTCAAATTGAAATAATGCAGCAACAGATGGTTGCACTCGAAAACGAAAATAAGGAATTGAAAAATGAAACACGCAATATACCCGGACCGAACGGGGTCGATAACAGCAAGCAGTGAGAACGGCGCGTACCCGGCCACGAATCTTGCAAGTGATTACCGGAAGAAGGTGTGGAAGGCCGTGGCTTCCGTCCAGGTTGCTACCCTGACGGTCCCCATTGCCGCTTATTCCGGGGGTATTGCGTTATACAATACAAATGCGACGAGTGCATCGGTGAGTGTCACACGCGATGTGGGCGGCGCAACGGTCTATTCAGGAGCGTGGACGATTGATGAGGGCCGTTACTGGCAGGAATGGACGCGGGAAACGGTCGCCATTACAGCGGCTATCGAGTTGACCACCACTGCGGCTACTGTTGAGGCGGGGATTGTCCGTGCGGGTGACGTATTGAGTATGAAGAACCCGAAATCCGGTATCAACGAAACCCTGACGGACCACTCGATTAAGAAACAACTCAGGAACGGTGCCATTTACACGAAGAAACTGGAAATGATCAGGCGTCTTAGTTGGTCATGTCTCATGGCGCGGGAAACGCATTACCGGGATCTGATGGAACTTTACGAGTATTATGGACCCGATCCCTTTGCTATGCTGATAACGGACAACGTGAGCGGTTCTGACGACATCTGGACGGTATTCGGGGCTTTTGATGGGGTGCCGTCTGCGTCTCACGACGATGAAACATATTCGAACGTATCAATCAATATTCTGGAGGCGGTATGATGAAAAAATTACTTTTGGTTTTGTGCTTAGTTTTGGGGATGGCTTCCGGGGTTGATGCTGCGAATAAGTTTTTCGGGGCAACGGGACTCACCGGGGGGACTGCGGGGAAACTGGACGCTATCGACGGGAATCAATTATCCGATGGGGATGGTGCCACAGTGATCTCGGCTACGGATGTGTACTTTTACAGCCTGGACGCATCGAGCGGTGCAGGAGAGTCAAGTCCTGATATTATCTCGCCTGATGATAATGCCGGGAATAAGCGGTGGTTGCTGGTTAATATCGTTGCGGGTGGGTCGTTTGCGTATGATCTATTGCCATCGGTCGACAACACCTACGACCTAGGCTCAACCACAAAAGAGTGGAAAGACCTGTGGGTAGACGGCACGGCGAACCTGGATAACACGGACATTGACGGGACGCTGGTTGTGCAGCCTGCGAGTGACAGCACAACCGCAGTGCAGGTGCTGGACGCTGACGGTGGAACGCCGGTGCTGAATGTTGATACTACGAATGAACGGATTGGGATTGGGACTGCTGCGCCGGGGGCAAAGTTAGATGTTAATAGCAGTACCAATGGATCTGGTACAGTATTAATTGTGGATTTTGGCGGCGATGGAAATGATAGGGGTATCATTGTTGACTCACCAAATGATGGTAGTGGCAAGAGTATTGTCGCAAAGCGTGGTGGGAACGAGTATTTTGCAATTAATAATAGTAGCAGTTTCGGGAAAATTTATTTTGAGGCAAGTGCTGGAGGGAAGATCAACACCGGCATTCTCGGTGGTGCTTCTACAGACCCTTTAGTTTTACAAGACGAGAGCGCGGGCAACGTAGGCATAGCCACAACCGCCCCAGACACCAAGCTGGAAATAAATCAAGGCACAGGCACAGAGGCTCTAAGGATCAGCTACAACGATGCTGACGGAACAGCGACCTATAAGGCCAAACTTGCCACAACGTCCACTGGTGGGCTTGTTATCGACACCACAGACGATACCATTGATGTCAGCGGTGCGTATTTCACCAACTCCCAATCCATAGCCGACCTGAACGCCAAGGGGACGAGCTACTGGTTTGATGGGGTGGATGATGTTGTTACGGTTGGGGATACGACCATACTTGATGGTGCAACAGAGATGTCTGCATTAATAACTATGAAAACATCTGATGCAGCCAACGGACGTATTCTTTCAAAACATGAATCTTTTGAGATAACCTATGCTGGCGCTACAGGAATACCTTATGTAGAAGTATGGAATGGAACATCAAGCCCAAACCAAGCTGGGACTATTGCCATTAATGATGGTAGTTGGCATACTATAGGGTTTACATGGGACGCAAGTAATATTCAGTTGTATATTGACGGATTTGCAGATTCGTCTGTCGCATTATCTGGAGGTGCTATTCCAAATTCTGTGAATCATCTTGCTATAGCTGCAAAAATGGCTACTGCGACTCCATCAGATTGGTTAAATGTTAATGTGGCCTCAACCAAGCTCTTCAACCTAGCCCTAGACCCAACAGACGCCACAGACAACGCCATCATCCACGGCGGGGATGTGCCGTTTAAGTATGCTGGGGCTAGTCAGACGGCTGTTTATGATGAGGCTATGACGGCAAACTCTGGGGTATTCGATAATATAGTTAGAACAAGCCAATCACAAGTTAATGATGCTACAACAGGTAATGAACTTTCCACCAAAATTGTAATTGATGGAACCGCCACAAATTCTCATTATATATCCGATTTTGATAGCGCATTATTAGAACGAGGTAAGAAATATAGAATTGTTTGTGATTTATATGTCCCATCTGGTAATGCTCTTGCTGATGGGATTGCGTTCGGTTTAGGTGTAGATGCTGGAAGTGTTGCATCGACTAATGCGTCAACAACAATTACAGCTCCAACTCCAGATGCTTGGGATACAGGAGTTGTTGTGTGGGAAGGTGTATTTGATGATTCAGCAGCACAGAATAAAGATAGTTATATGGCTCTTGCTGATGGAGCAACTGTAGCAATTAGCGGAAATAGCACAGATTATGTGGCAGTCAAAAATTTCAAGGTTTACCAAATCGGCTGCGTTCTGGACCTGGGAAATTCTGGGGTGGGGCATAAGATGTGGGTTGATGGGAGCGGTAACGGGCTTAATGGGGACGTGGATGGAGCATTACCCACCAACCTACCCACCACACACCGAGAGAAATACATCAAAGCTGCCGTAACCGCTGATACGACATACGCAAACATCATCCCTGCCGGGTACATCTTAACCAGGGTTATATTTGAGGAAACCGCAGGGAACACTGGAACACTCTCTCTCGGCACAAGCGATGGAGCAACGGACATCTTCGTTGACCAGGCAATCACGGCAAGCTCAATAACCGTTGTCCAAGTCAATAAAATGTTCTCTACATCGGCTGCTCAGACCGTGGATTTGAACGACGATGGAACGGGAACATGGAACTCTGCAAGCGTGGATGTTACGTTCATGATGGAACGTGTTGACATCAATTAGAGGTTGACTTATGCCATTGAATATGTTACATAAAATAGACAATCTGGCAGGAAATAGGGTAGCTCCCGAAAGGTGTTTTCCTGAACACTTCTTTTCTGCCATTACAAAACATTCAGGAGCCATTACAGGAGATGAAGCGATGATAAAACCAGGCGAGAAATACGGAAGATTGACAGTTTTGGAAGAGGCGGGAAGAACGAACTCTGGAAGATTGAAGTTCAAGTGTCTATGTGATTGTGGAAACGAGAAAATAGCAGAATCATCAAATATCGAAAGAGGGACAACCTCAAGTTGTGGATGCTACCGAACAGAGTTTTTCACCAAGCACGGGATGGTTGATACCCCTGAATGGCATACTTGGTGTGCCATGAGAGACCGTTGCCAAAATGAGAATAATGCCAAGTATCCCAGATACGGAGGGCGTGGAATAACGGTTTGTGATAGATGGCTTGAATCGTTTAACAACTTCTTTGACGACATGGGTGAAAAGCCTGGTGGTGAATACTCCATAGAGCGCACCAACAATGACGGTGATTATAAGCCAGAAAATTGCAAATGGGCTACTCCTAAAGAACAGTCTTTGAACAAATCAAATAATCGCAATATTACTTTCAATGGAGAAACTCACCCTGTTGCTGAGTGGGAACGTATATGCGGGTTCAAGCCTAAAACAATTAACAGTCGCCTAAATTATGGGTGGACACCAGAGAGAGCTATTACAGAGCCAATCAATAAAACAAACAGATGGTATTCAAATGAGCTTCAGGAGGGTACGACATGAAAAAACGATACGCAATACTTTTAGGAATACTGATGGTGGTGGCCTCGGCGTGGTGGGCAGGGGCGGGGAGTTATACAAGCTATGTGGGTGATACCTATACAGGCGGTATTTTAACTGCCTCACAAGAATATGGAGTCACATGGGACGAAAGTGAATCAAGCCCAACCTTAACCCGCACTGGAGCTTTGGCTGCTTTCCCGGCGGCTGCATCACCCAGCAATGCAGTTCTACCTATCCAAGCGGCTATGCGTCGGTGCATTTTAGATGATGACGGTGAGGTTGTTTATTACCTGTGCGCTACGGATTCAACCAAGAAAGAAGACTGTTCGACTGCTTCAGACATTGTAGGTGGGGATGGATCTGTAATGGTTGAAATCCCAAAGTTTGCCTACAAATATTCTTATGTGGCGGCTACGAATGTTCATTCCTGGAGCATATCAAGTGTGTTACTTCCTGGCTACGAATGGCATCCAGCGTTCTACAAAGACGGTGCCTGGGTGGATCATAGGTACATTGGTGCTTATGAGGGGATTGGATACGACAATGGCACAACTGCCTATGTGGACTGTGGAACCGGATCTGCTGATAACTGGGCAGGTGGGGCGATTGATACTGGCAACGACAAACTTGGTAGTGTAAGTGGTAAAGCACCAATGATGGATGAAACGAGGGCTGAGTTCAGAGCGATTGCTTTGAATAGAGGTGCGGGTTGGAGACAGCAGGACTTCTATTTGGTGAGTGCTATTCAGCTTCTTTATTTGGTGGAGTACGCTTCGTTCTATTCTCAGGATGTTATCGGGATGGGACGAACGGAGTTGAGCGGTGGTACTTGGGTCAAAGATAGTTATATAGGTGTGTCAGGTAAATCAAACGGAGATGGGAACGCGACTGCTAATACAGGTGGAAATACCAACGACGCATATATGAGCTATCGTGGAATTGAGAATTTCTATGGCAATCTTTGGAAGTGGGTGGATGGATTTAATATCAACGGTGGAATCCCTTATGTCTGCAATGTAGAGACTGATTTTGCAGATGATACAGCCACTGCATACACC